AATCAGTTCGTTGCCACGGTCAGAGCCGCTGGCAAAATCCCGGTACTGGAAGAGCCCAACCCGATTTGCAATCCATACCGTGCGAACTGGGGCGCAATGGTCGCCAGCACTGTGCCGATCATCAACCGGGTCGGCGCGCAAAATAACGTCTTGGTGATCAAGCAATACGACTACATCACCTTGATGCCGAACTGGCAATCCATGCTCAATGGTTGCGTCCATCCCAATGGTGTTCATCCTAACGAAGCGCTGTACACCATCAAGGGTGTCGCTCAGAAAAATGCTATCGCACCGCTTGTGCAGTCTATGTTGGGTCAGTAACACCACACTTTAGGTCCACCATGTCGTTATGAGCCGCCACTTGCACCTTGAGTTGGCGACTCATAACTTTCCGGTCCGCCGCCGACGTGGTAATCGGTTTTACCCAGCTACACGCCGTGTCAATCGGGGCGATTGTGCTTTGACAGCCTTGCGTCAAGCTCAGCATCAGAATCATCAGCAACCGTGACTTCCACATGTGCGCGTTCCTTGACGGCCTGTACCGTCGCTTTAGCCTGTTCGACTTGTTGGATTTGTGACGCCTGTTCAACGCCCTGGATGATACCTGAAGACTTACCGACCCGGTGTCCGAGCATGCCACCGAGGAAAGCACCCACGATGCCGATAACCATCATGAGAATCGTCATGATACTCATACAAATGACCCCGAGTGCATCGCGTTAGATAACCTCACACCTCGATCGCCGACCTGCGCATACCACTTCGAGTCTTTCATCTCCATTGACGCACCAGCATAATCGCCACGATTGACGGCAGCGATGAACTTTTTAAACCCGCCGAGTCGAGTAGCGCCAAGATTGAATGCCATGTTCACGATGACTTCTTGGCGCACATCGTCGAGACCATTGAAATCATTGATCAGCGCACGGGCAATGTCAGCCGCTTCAGTAATATCGTTCTGCAACATCAGATCAATCTCGTCATCGCGTAGCCCGCGATCTTCAATGTTACGACCTACACCAACGGTTAACTTCCCCACTGTGTCCTTGTAGAGCCTACGTTTACGCCCTTCGTCGATATTCAATTGTGCGGCGAGTCTGACATTATTCATGGCTTCGGTCCCGATACAGATGGTTGATGAATCTGAAGCGCGACAAATGTCGCCAGGGACAGGCCGAGCATGGTGTAGCGATAGACATCAGGGTCCATATATTGCTGAATAGATGGGAGGAATCCGATAACATCGTTTAGATTGATACCACCCAGCACGATCAGCAGCCACGTTGACCACCGCTTGTACCATGCACGCCACTGTGGGATTAATTGCATAACCGTCGCGCTCCGAATAGAATGTCAAGCACTTATCATACTGGAAGTCGTTCATGAAACCTAAAGTAACCGACAAGAAGCCATCCCGTGACGCAGGCGGTATTGGGCGTAGCAAACCAGCGACTCCCCGCACTGGCACCGGTGATGCTGGCGGCAAAGGTCGTAGCAAAAAATGATCGTCCCCGTGCTGCTGTGCCTGATAGGCATCTTCGCATGGTGTCAACCATCGGCAGCACGTCGCAAAACTGCTTTGCTCTACGCAACCCCTACACTCATGTTCACCCTCGTATCTGGCCTGCTCAGCGATGAGTGGTATTACATGGGTGCGGCGTTAATTGATTCACTTACCATCATACTGCTATCATGGCTCGTCGTTGTCGACAAGCTTGCAGTGCGGTTGATGATCCTCAGCGCAATATCTATGTCACTGAATATCGTTGGGCTGGTTATGTATGAAATGCATCAGCCTGCGACGTTTTATGACGCGCTGTTCATCGCCCTATACATCGGGGTAATCATCGCCATCGTGGATCAGGAATGCTCAAATGTGGGAATGGGTGGAGCTGGCAGGTTACATCCTGGGAGTCTGCGCAATGCTGGCTCAAGCATTCACGCTAGTCATCAGAGCGATTCGCAAATATGAGCATTCTCGACTCTCAGCCAGCAAGCTACGTGGTCGCGGGCAGTACGACAGCGACCGGCCTATCGACGTGGTTAAACCTGATCCCGAGCGAGATCGGTAAGCTTGCCACCGTTGTCGGTATCATCCTATCGATCACCCTCATTATCATGCATGTGCGCAAAATGCGCCAAGAGGCGCGGGAGTCTGCATTACGTGAGGCGATACTTGAGGAACAGCTCAGACGTGAAAAAGCCTCGAACAGCGCCGAGGCTACGTTGCGCAGCGTGGGTTAACGACCGAGCAGCGGATTCACCAGTTTTTCGGCTTCCTGTATATACCAACTGTACTCGAGATCCGACCAGTCGAAGTGACGCGCATCGGCGCACTCTGTGACGCGCCAGCCGCTGCATATACCAGTCTCGCGCGTGTCGTGTTTGCTTCGATTGCCCGTGTGGATTCGTGCGTCCCAGGGCGTCCCAGCGCTGTCGAGGTCACCGGGTTGACCCGCGATCTCACGCATCACGGCGTTGAAGTTTGAGTCGGTCAGTTTCGCCTTACGCTTCCACGTCCCATGCTCACCCGTCGGTGGTGCGACCTTCACGAGCGTTCCACCGTTGCGGCTGACGAAGTAACGAGTTGTCCCCTGCAACTGTTGATCGATGCCCCAATCCTTGAAACGCAGGTGCAGCGAGTTCGACCGTGGAACCTTGGCGCGACACATGAAGTCGAACGGGTCACGGTGGTTGGTGATGAACTCACGTACCGATTCGCCGCGCACCAACGCCGCTTCAGCCGCCCGGGCGACTACCTGCGCCGATGGGTCCTGATGCCACAGGGTATTGTATTCGTAGGCGCCTTTGCGCTTGGGGGATGCGTCACCGCACGCCACGCCGATGTAGTTGTTACAGTCGCGCTGAAAGAACTTCGAATACTCTTCAGTTTCCAGATTGAGCATAGTCACGTCCTGCCACCATTGACACACCGAGTCCACGTGATCTTTGTACTTGCGCGGGTAGATGAACCCGACCCCATCAGTGTTAATGTTTATCATGCTCAGCTGTGGTGTTTTGATCAGTTGTTCGACCAGCATGCACAGCATCAATTGACCATTCACTGTGATCGCCATCGTGAACTTTGGATCATAGAACGGACTGTAAACATTGTTGCTGTCGCCATACGTACCGTTCAATGCCAGCTTGAGCATTTTGGATTCGTTTGATTTTTTGTCGAAACTGCGTCGCTGGTTGAACATGTCTTCGTAGATGTCGCAAAACTTTTCACTGAGGTGTTCCGGGAACAATCGATTCTTGATCGCCATGGACGGGTAATAGCTGGTGACATCTCGCAGCTCAATGGCGAACTCTTCATCTTCGACGAACGTCGACCAGTTCGCAGCAGCGTGAATGCCTCCGGTGCCGAATTTATACTCCAGGTCGTCAACAATTGTTGTCAGATCCGCGAAAGTACCCTTCGTTTGAGTGATAGTTGTCGAGTTGAAAAAGTCAAGAATTCGTTGGAACTCAGGGCGCTCGAACTTCACGTAAGGGAATATCACGTCCGCGAGTCTGATAGACGGGCGGACTGTTTGACGTGGCTGTTTACCGCCTGGACCCCGAACGAAGCATTCAATACCGGCCTTTTCCAATTCCATAATGAAGTAGTCTTTGCCGATCTTCGTATCGTTATGGTTCATGAAGTCGCGTTGATATTTTGCGGTCAATTGTTCCCGGAACTGGATTTGCTCTAAATTTCGAACATAGAATTTCAATGTCTCTCGGACGTCATGTTTGTTGTACCCGATCAGAACATCTTTCTGCGGGTCAGTAAGGACCGTACCGACTGGGAACGGTAGATCAATCACATTGCGCGAGCGCATGACGATCTCAAGCGCCTTGAGGCTCGTCGACTTCGCCATATTGTCGAAGTGGCAAATCTTGAACAGATCGATCTGTTCAAACACTCTGTCGTCAGCCCACACCATCGACCCGAAACGGTCCTCTGATTCGATCAGAGTCATCGCCTTTGCGTAGATCCCGGCGACATTACAGTCTGGATTGGCAATGATCCAATGGAGGATCGGATAGTCGAAACCCAGGTTGTTGAACCCAATACCACGGGCTCGGGAACGCCCCAATCCGAGAGCGAATTCGATCAGCTCAGGGGCTTGATTGAGACG